CGACTTTGTTAATATCGTTGCCATAAACCATCAAATTGCGTATAGCATTGATTAGAATGTCATCAAAGTCTAGGTCATGCGTCAATTGCCTAATGGCGTTGCGTATGCGTTCATTCTTTGCATTGTCATAGTCAATGCGATAATTGTTTGCCGTTAGACTGACAGCACGAACAGCACCATTCAACTCGGGATCGAGTTTGACCATGCTATCGTAAAGGTCGAATGTTTGGTCATAATCGTCATAGGTTGACCGTGAACGGGATGAACGGGTTAGGTCATCGGTGTTTTTCAACACGTCGGACAATGAACCAAAGACCTCCGTAGGGGATGCGGGACGACCACTAACAGCGTTCGGTATGCCATCTTCGTCGGCTGTTACGGTCTTTCGACCGAAAATCCGTGATATGAACGACTCCCTCGCCATGATGTTCAAATAAGCCTTTGCGTATTTGAACCAACCGATTTGTATTCTTTTGAAAATCAACAAATGAATAAACCGATGTGCTGAAAGCCATTGGTCAATTCTTTATTTTTTCTTAAGCATTGGGAATGAAAAGGATATTCCTTTACCCCTATAAGAAAGAATAAAGAATAAATGAAACATTTGACCTGTGCTGTGTTTATTTGTTTAGATACATTTACAAATGAATAAAAAAAATAAAGGGAGTCTTTATGACCTTAACCTACAACCCTTTATCAATGGAACTGAACCCCCACACCCACGCAAATGAAATCATTGACGAACTTATCTACCAATTCCCCCTAAACGTAAGGGGCAATATGTCTGCCCTTGCAGAAGAATTGACAACACGTTATCCGCAGAAAAACTTCAAAGCATGGCTAAGTTCTATCGAAAGATACAAGAAGAATGCAAAATTGCGTGAAAGCGTGAGTCATAACACTGAAACGACTAGCGTTTTTTACAATGACTCGACCGACACATACGTTACATACCTAATTGCTGCAGGTGAAAACGTCGTTGTCGATGGTGACATGCATCGAGCAATGAAATCCGCCTACTCCAATATGTCGGGTAATGCTGCAACAATAAATGAAATCGCACGTGAGTTTAATTTTCCCCGAAATTGGTTTGACGAGTATCGACGTCGACATGGCTGGACACATGACATGGATCCTTATACCGATGAGGAAATGATTGAAAACGAAACAGAAGAATTGGTTGATGACCTTATCCTACGTCGTCGACGTGATTTGCATAAGAAGTTTGAAAAGCGAAAGTGGAAAGAAATACAAGATGACGCTGCAAAGTGGCGACACTTCGAAGAAACCATCATCTCGCACCTAAAAGAACTCCCAAAGGCAAAGAAAACCATTGGTAAGTTAAAGATGAAAGACTCGGTTAAACCATTTTCCGTTGTTATGTCCCCCACAGACTTTCATTGGGGTAAGCATGGATGGGTTGACGAGGTTGGTGAATCGTATAACTTTGATGAAGCACGTTCAAGACTCATGGAAAGAACCGAAGAATTACTATCATGGTTGCCTGGTCGACCCGATAAAATCATTTTGTCGACGGGCAGTGATTGGTTTCACGTTGATACCGATGCTGGAACAACAACACGTGGCACACCACAGGATTCCTGCGGTAGCCCTGCGCAAATTCTAATCACAGGTTGTCAATTGGCACGTGAGCACATTGACGTTTTGCGACAAGTTGCACCCGTTGAAGTGGTCTTTATGGCTGGAAACCATGACAGGCATAGTGCTTTGGCACTAATGTTGTATCTTTCCGCTGCATATGAGGGTGTTGATGACGTCGATGTTCGACTCGATCCCAAACCAAGACACTACACCCGATACGGAAATACTTTGCTGGGCTTTACTCACGGTGATAAAATCGCTAAAAACAAGCTTCCTACACTAATGTCAAAGGAACAGCGCATTCTTTGGGGTCAAACTGAAAGCCACATATGGTTCACTGGGCATTTGCACCACCAGGCTATACATGAATTAGACGGTGGTTTGGTTGTTCAGTTGCCATCATTAGCAGGTCATGACCGATACCACTACCGAGAAGGCTATACCTGTGCAAAGGCGGGGTTGGCTGCACACATTATCGACAAGGAATTAGGGCTAATTGGAAGTCTATTTAGCCCAGTGAGGCATAGAAATGACTAACCACTCGATGAGCAAAAAGAAACTTCGTCGGTGTAACAACTGCGGGTATGAAACAACCTGCATGACACAATCGAGTAGCCACAAAGTATGGTGTTCCGAAAAGAAAAAGCAGGTATATTGTGGGTTTATGAGGGTGGTTCGGTGAAAAGAAGTTTAAACAACTCGCTATCCCTAAAGCGTTCAAAGCAAGACGCTAAGTATTTTTACGAGTGGCTAGGCTATACATGGGGTAAGCATATCGGTGAGTGGATGGATCTCTACTTAAATAGGGGAGATGTTCACGTTCACCGAGTTTGTATCATTGCTCCACGTGACCACAGCAAAAGCACAACACTACGAGTAGCGGTATTGTGGTCGAGTTTATTTGAACAATGGCGTGATAAACCCTTCACAACATGGTTATTCTCCGCATCAAAGGATTTGGCTTCACGTCGATTGGAAGAAATTAGGGATGACATGAAGCGACACCCACAATTAAGAAATCTTATTGACCCTAAGCGTGGTGGAAAATTTGAAATCCGCTTTACAAACGGGGCATGGATTCGTGCAACGGGTGTAGGTGCAGCAATACGTGGTGAACATCCCGCACGTATTGTCTTTGATGACGTATTGGACGACATGGGAGACCAATCCCCCGATACCCTACGGCATTGGTTTAGAAAGAAAATTACCCCTATGCTATCGCCAGGAACGTCTACGTTCGTTGTAGGCACACCTATGTCGATGACAGACCTATACCACACGGAAATGTTGTCAAACGAGGCATGGAAAAGTGTGATAACATCAGCGATTCCTAATTGGGAGGAACACAAAGCCGATCCAACTGTTGAACCTATTGCCCTATGGGCGGAGCAACGACCTATATCTTTCCTAATGGAGCAACGAAAGGCTATTGGAGAACTAGCATTTACGCAGGAGTATTTGTGCAAAGTAGTCGATGATGAGGCACAAGCATTCAAGCGTGAACATACTCGTGCAAATATGGACGTCAATGCGGTCATCGAGTGGGAGAATGATGGGGAGTCAAAGTATGTTATTGGGTTTGACCCGTCGCAAGGTTTGGGTCAAGACTACTCGGTATTGGTTGTCCTTAGGCAAGATAGTGAAGGTTTTGTTCACTTTGTCAATATGTGGCGACGTAACGACTTCCCTCCTGACCGTCAGGCGGACATGATAGGGGAGTGGGCTAGAAAATTCAATTGTATGGTGGCTGCTGAGGACGTTGGGTTTCAACGCTTGTTTGAATCACTACTCATACAAAAGGGCATAACGGTTGATTATCAACCATCCAAGGTAAGTAATCGGGCTCTAAAACAGGCTCTGATGAATCGAGTTCGGGTATGGTTTGAACAGAAAAAGATTTGTTTCCCTTATGGCAATGATGAAACACGGAGAATGGTGAACCTACTCCTCGACGAATTAGATACACACGTTTGGAAAGGAGGGAATATCGTTGATGTTGGAAAACATAACGATACAACAATGGCATTCGCACATGCACTCGATCAGATGACGGGCGACTTAACCAAAGTATCAATGCCAATGGAAACAAAAGTAGCAAAGGGCTCATCATGGGGCGGTAACTCATCAAGCAACACCCGCAGATTCATCACTTTCGGAGGGTAGGACTATATTGATTTCTAGAGAATCGCACTCTAGACATTGAAATTCATAGTATAGCGACATGGTATCTGCTTCCCACACCGCTCCCTTCACACCCCACGTATCGCCTCGATAGGCGCATATTGCACAAATCAGCATGGTTAAACATAGAGTGTTTGACCATTTGAATACTCGGATATTTTGTTATTTTTTGTAAATATATAGCAAAAAATCAAAAAAAAATTAAAAATTCTATGTGTGGGTTGGCGACGAGTCATAGCGCCTACGTGCTGCGTTTTTGGCCGACACGTATATATACTATGCCGTGCTAGTTATATTCATGGCGGGAAAGGGGGAACACGTGATGGTGGCAACCGCCCGTCAATCAAAGGTGAACAAAATGGTAACCCGACGAAAAGATATGAAAACGACCAATGATACTATGTCGCAAATGTTGTCCGACAACATTAACAAAATCGACAAAGTATTAGACGGTGTGTATTTGGATACAAAGGCCAAATACCACAACGGCAACCAAAAGGCCGTTGTGGTGGTCGGTATCACAACAACACAAATGAACGACCTAAAGGACATGATGCAAAGCAACATCGACTTTCAAAAGCCGATGAAACAAACCGCATCTATCGTCAACCGAATCGACCGTGCAAAAGCGGTCATCGGTCGCATTGACAACTACATCAACGGTGTAGTAGTCGACGGCAATGGCGACAACCGCATCATGACCAAACCGATGATTGCAAAGGCAAAGGCGGATGCAAAGGCATTGGCCGACAAAAAGGCCGACGGCCTAGCATACCTAAAGTCAATCGGCCTAGACCCATCGGATTTGGTTTGAATAGGGACAACGAACGAATGAAACACGGATAGACAATTCGGGAAAGGGGGGTGATAGCAAACATACACACAATAGAATCCGACGACGGAACGGGTTGGGCATTAGCGATATGAAATGCCCAACATGGGGAATCGGTCGGCCATCATCACGACGATGGCAACCGACCCCAATATGTCAACCCGACTAAACCGAATAATGGCGACTTTCCTAGTCGTCAACGACGCCCGACGCTACAACGTAGCCAAACAAAGCCAATATGCGTATGACCGCCTATACTATTGCGTGGGAATGCGTTCACGATTGCCCCAATGGATTGACGTTCATGTATGCCCCGATTGCGACAAACCAATGATTTGCGACCACCACCATGACGACCCATGTTCATGCCGAATCTACATTTGCGAATGTTCAATATGCAACGGTGATGAATGATGACATGGTGGGACATGATTCGGGATCTATGCAAAGCAAAAGGATTCGATGACGACGAATGTGATCGGATTATAATGGAACTAAAAGACGCACACAATGACTAGGTGCGATCATATATAATGACGGCATGGCGACGGGGGCGTCGGTCGGGGCGGGCGACGTAGGCGTAGACGTAGATGCGGGCGGGGTATATACGAAATCTTTTTGACGAAATCTCGCACCGTTTTTACAGCGTAGCGCTCACATCTGTTGACACAAGGAGTTATCAGCGAAATTACAGAAAATGCAGACGCATCGAGCGGGCAGCTCGTGTAGAACTCCGTGTCGAAAATATACTGATCTTTCGGAAACCGCAAACGCTATCGCAAATAACTTATTTATTCAACATGCACCGCCATGACTTGCAATTGTGTGTAGGTCATAGTGTGCATACCACACACCATTGAACGAAATGTATTCGCCCACTCTTTCCGCATACGGCATTTCAATGATGACGACATTTCCATCATCGTCGGTATTGGCTTCGACGTCATCGCAATGCAAAGTATCGTCGCTATCAATCCAAATACTTAAACACATATCTATTCCATCAATCCCCCAATCTAGGTTCAATTCGTCGGGCAACTTACAAAATAGGTGCATTTCAAAGTCGGTGCATCCACCGTTTCGGATGACCCATGCCGTTGTTTCACTTCCAAGCGAAATCATATTTTCGTCGTCATCAATGCGACATGCATTGAATCGACGTTCAATTTGATTCCATTCATTTTCGTCGTTTTTCATTTTTCCACTTCCATTTGTTATTTTTCCCCCCATTCGGGGATGTTATACCATAGGTGTCGTCGGATATAAACGTGGCTATGTTTTAGGCGATACCCCATTTGTCAGCCATATGGATCACACGCCATGTATCTGAGTAAGGCGCTCACTCTCAGTTTTGCGCTCACACTTAACGAAATCTGCGTGAAAACTCACGCATCGAGTTTGAGCGACTTTATCGAAAATTTTGACATGAAGTGACCAGTGCCAACTGGTGTGTGTGTGAGCGATTTAATCTACGAGCCGTTTGCGCAGTAAGGGCAGACGGGATTCATAGGATAAGCGAGATAGATTTCACCGCACCGAAGGCAGCGATATTGGCGCATAACGTGGATGTTCAGCGTAATCACCTACATTCAACGGACATCAGGCTTTACACGGCCATCGGACAATTCAAGTGCAATCTTTTCGTATTCGCAATCCCAGCACTTTTCGTCAAACACAGTCATTGGGTTGTGTCCGACTACGGCACAGCGGGTGTGTGGGATAACAGTTGTTCCACGTTGTTCACAAACAAGGCAGTCATCTAAGTCACATTGGCCTAGTGAATCGGGGTCGAAGCGACCCGAAACGGGTCCAGGCACAGGTGATGTTCCTAGATAAAAGGAGTCGTGGGCTTTGGTGCAGGCAATGCATCGGCAAAGTTTGGTGACCAGTGGTATTTCGTCGTGCATCAATTCTTTGCATTCTAAGGAACAAAAGTGTTGGTCAGCGTCATCTACGACCCAGTGGGCTTTTTGGTCTTTGTTCGGTGCAAGCGCATGGTCGATGTGGGCGACCGCACCACATTCAGGGTTGTGGCATACGCAAGTTTGTTCGTCGGGCATCAGGGTTATTTTGGATATTTCCGCCATGTTTAACTGATAGCGTCGGAGCATATATAGATGTCGATTGTTTCCCTTAGTGCGTTTTTTCGAGCTTTGGTGGGTGGGGATCGTTACTATGAGTAAGGCGCTCACTCTCTGTTGACGGCTCGCTGTTATCGAAATCTGCAAAAATGAGCCTGTATCGAATTCTTACTGTAAAATCGGAAACATAAAGATGACTGATAGAAAAGGCGAAACTCAGATAGGCGAATCTATTGTTTTCGCCAAAGTGTGACTGGGTGGTCTTTGGATGTGTGTTCCCAAGGCAACCATACGTTCATCGGGCGAATGAAGGGAATAACCACGCCACGATAGTATGGAGTCCAACAATGTGCCATCCAACATGCATCAGTGCAATCGTCCCCATGAACTCTAAACGAGCCATCGTAAATGAATGGTGTGAACATCAGGCATCACCACGCATTCGAGATAGGTAGTAGCAATCAAAGCAAAGGCAGGTTGTTTTGCCATTGCGAGGTGCAACGATTATGAGTTTGTGTTCGGGGAACACTTGTTCACAATCGCCACAGCGCTGTGGGTTGTTCGGTTCGTCGGGCAGTTGTTTTCCAGTGTTTGGTATGCTATCGGGCATGATTTACCTTAGTGGGTTGCCACATATATAGATGTCGATTATTTGAGTGTGCGAGCCAAAGGGATCG